TGCAGGGATCTTCTCTAATAAATCTGTCATTGCAACAGCAGCAGATTTAGCAGGAAGTGCTAAGGCATCCATGAATGCCTTCTTCATCTTAGGATCTATCTCAAGATTATCTTCTAGATCTTTCTTGACGTTTCGTTTGACATCATCTTCACCTATACCAACATCTTCTAATGCATCTACCTTTGGTGATTGCTCAGGTGCTGCATACTTTGCAGGTACAGGTTTTCCCTGTGACTCAAAGAACTTTCTTACTCTCTCGTTCTTATCATATATTGTGTTACCATCTTTATCTTTACCCTGTGCTGCTATTGGATCTGGAATTAGTGGGTCTAGTGGTTGTGTTGTAGGTGCAGGAGGTTTTATAGTTTCTGTACCAGAAGTTTTTGATGGAAGAGCTGACTTTGGACTGCCTGAGCCTAACTTCGGCATCTTAAGGGACTTAGCAAGTTTTGCTTTATCACCTATGAAGTTGCGTATACCTTTGCCTACGTCTGTTAGTTTATCAGTCGCTTGTCCAAACTTCTCACCCACAGCGTCTTTAGCTTCACCCAACTTTTCACCAGCTGCTTGAGCTGCCTTACCAGCCTTATCACCAAGTAACTGTGTGTTCTTGCCTATGGACTTGCCTACCTCTCCTGCCTTATCTCCTATCTTCGTAGCAATTTTCTTAGCACCATCTGCTATTTCACCTAGCGGAAGTCCAGGCTCAACTTCAGCTGACTCTAATGCATCAACTTTATCTTCTAAGAGTCCAACACGTTGTACCACACGACGTTGTGACTGCAGAGATCTCTGCATCATTTCATGTGATACGCCCTTATCTTGTTTATCTGAATCGCCAGGTAATTTCATGATACAACCTCCATCGAGTTTTTACCAAGTGGATCTATAACTGCATTTCTAGATTTACTCTCCTCTTTTTTAGTTTCTGGAATGTAAACTATCTTTGGTGGACTAGGCACAGGTACAATTTGTGGTGTTGGTATTGCACCACCCATACCCATTCCAGATCCTTGAGTAACAGGGAACTCTGCCAATGCTTGTTTTGCTGCTGCACTAGGATCTAAACCTTCTTCAATCAAATCAAACTCACGTTCTGTACGATTTCCAAAGTTAGAATCTGGTTTTGATCCAGTTTTTGTACCTGACGATTTTGTTTTTGTTGTAACAGGATCAATATTTGGGATCCATTTATTTTTACCAGGTCTCAACCACTTATCATTTGGTTCGTTGTTTATATAATCAAAGTGTACTGGATCTCCTTCACCTTGCCATTTAAAACCAAATTTCTTACCTTTATCTCTCATCCACTCGTTTGCTTTTGAGTAGTAATCAATGTCAATTGCCCAACCTTGTCCATGTGGTGACTGTCCTACAGGTGCAGGATTTATGGCGTTCTCATCACCTGAAGCAGCTGCGTCTATCAATGCTTGTTGTTGTTCGGGACTTCTATATGAAGATGACACACTCATAGGCAAGTTTATACCATCTTTTGCTGCACGATTTACTGCCCTCTTCCATGCCTTCATGGTTGATGGATTCAGGATAATAGGTCTACCATACATGTCCTTACTAGGATCTGGGGTTGCAGCAGCTCCTACTTGGTTTTCTGCTTCCTTCTGACCTGGCAATACGCCCATGTCTTTAGCAGCAAGTGTTGCATCAAGTCCTATGGATATAGCAGTTCCTGCACCAGGTATCATAGATGCTGCACCAGACATAGCCTCAAGAGCAGCACCCTTGAAGTCGCCCGCCATCAGTCGTTGTCCTGCAAATAACAATCCTGCACCAAGACCTACAAATGGTATCTTCTTAAGTAACCCTTTACCTAATGCTTTTGCACCGACTTTTGCTACTGCCTTACCACCTAGTTTAGTAGCAATCTTCTTAGATCCTTTCTTCAACAGTGCCATTGATGCTTTCTTTGCACCTTTGACTAACTTCGTTCCTCCTGCTGCTACCTTTCTTATACCTTTTCCTATCTTACCACCCTTATTTTTTAAGAACTTAAGACCTTTCTTACCCACGTTCTTAAGGTTTTTCAGCATCCTCATGGGATTACCCATCATGGATTTAGTTGACTTCTCTGGTGTCTGTTCTGTATTTTTAGTTACTGGTTCACCAGTGGCAGTTTGTTTCTTACCACCCCACCATACCAATGGTGCTTTTAATCCTATGACTTGTTTTGGTTTTGGAACCTCACCTAGACCAAATATACTTCTCAATCTATTAGCTTCTTCTAATACGCTACCCTTAGCAGGAGATGGAGGTAATGTTTTTAAGAAACCTAATGACGAACTTATAATTAACGCTGCACCTTGTTTGTATATTGCTTCTACTGTCTCACCATAATCTTTGACTGGTTGTACAATCTCTGGTTCTTTCTCACCAACTTTTGCTATGGTCTCACGTTTGACAAGACCACCTGTTGCTAATGCAACTTCTGGTTCTCTCTCATATGGTAAGTTTCTTTGTTTTGCTACCTCTTTTATTGTTTCTACTACTACTTCGTCGTATTTCTTTTCAGTCTCGTTTGGATCCTGTTGTATAGGATTTGCTTGTCCATATGACGTATCTACATCATTTATAGGAATAGGAGCTATGGCGGGAACTATTTTTGTGTTGTCACCAGATTGAACAGCACCAGCTACCCCAACAGTCAAACTCTTTGCTGCTTTCTTTGTAAAATTAAGGATTGCTGTAAAGTCCATTAGCGTCGGTTTTGTTCAGCGATGCGATCTCTTTCCTTTTGTAGGTGAGATGCTAACATATTCACATATACCTCGCGTTCCCAAGGCATCATATTCTCAATATCTGTCAAGCTATATTTATGGTGTTGAACGAGAGAAAAATTAGTTTGATAGAAGGTCATGATGCCCTCGTGGAAGAGGGCTATGCGAAAAAATCAGATAAACCTTCCAATACCACTTCATTTATCTTCTTTGTCTTAGGGTTCTTGACCTTTAGTACATGCCTAAGTGATGGCATTGTCTCAAAAAAGTTTTGTAGTTTTTCAAACTGTGCGTTAGTCAGTCCTTCTGTCCACGTTTTTGATTCTTCCTCATTATCGGGAGTGTAATCATCTTCGCCAACATATACTCTCTTAATGCATTTTGCCATCAATTGATATGGATCTGGTTCTTCACCTACAAAATTAATTTTAGTAAAGTAATCTATATCAGGATACTTCATCTCAACAGTTAACTCATCATTCAACTTAATTATGTTAGTGTGTCCTTTTGGAAAGTTAACCTTGACGTCATCTACCATAAACTTTATATCTACAGTTGTTTCTCCATCATCAGCACATGTAACTTTCATTTCGATCTCTTCACTGATTGATCTAGCACGTATCTGTAAAAATAAGTACTCGATATCAAACAGTGCCATCTCAGACACATTCACTTTTGTATGTAAACAATTTTGAATAGTCTTAGTTATAGCGTCTAATATTTGTTCTTGGTCATTGTTTTCCAATGCCAATATCAATAACTTTTGTTCTTTGACAAGAAATGGTCTATACTTTACTCTCTTCTTTGTAGAAGGAACTGACAAAGTATAGATTGGCGTTGCAATCTCAGGTAGTGCCATAATTTATAATTTCAGTATATTATATAGTAGCTCAACTGAAGGTCATTAAGTGACTATACTCATAATAGAATCCAACAGTTGCCTTAACAAGTTGTGCAGGACCTGCTGAGTATGGTATTGATGCTACAGTATATGGATATGCTTTTACTAGTCTAACGTTCCATGGGTTTTTATAATCTCCGTCCATCTTTTCACCTTGATTAGAGTCATATTTTTCTAACTTGCTTATAAACATATCACATGCATAGTCTTCATAGTAGTTAGATGCAAATGCTCTCTTATATGGTTGATCATCATAGAATCCTTCAGGATTAGCAGCGACTCCATTTTGTGTGAAGTCTTGCCATGCTCTAAAGAATCTCAGTGGTAGTGATGTACCATCCATGAAGAAACTAACATCTAATTCATTGTAGACCTTAGCAGTTGCATGTTTCTGTGTGATGCCTTTATGAACTGACTTAACATCAAATGCAGAGTATGTCACACCTGGCAACTGTATCTCATTACATAACAACTGTAAGTTCATTGTGTCACCGTTATCGGTCAACTTTAAAAACTCCTCAAACACGTTATTGTCAAAGAATTTTTTCAATGCATCAGTTGGTTGGAATGAAAATTGGTATAGATTAGACGCAGAAATTCCACCAGACTTGCCAACAGCCTGCATAAAATTCTGTAGTCCTCTTGCGGATGCCATAAATAACCGTATGGTTTGATATATGTATTTATGAAGTCTTACAAGGGAAAGTACAAGGTAATCAACTATAAGAAGTATATTGGTGATCCTACGAGTGTCATATTCCGTTCTTTGTGGGAAAGAAAGGTGATGGTATACTTTGATAATCGTAAAGAAGTCAAGCGTTGGTCATCAGAAGAGATTGTAATTCCTTATCGCAACCCATTTGACGGTAAGGTTCATAGATATTTTCCTGACTTTTACTGTGAGAGAGTGGATCCTGAGACTGGTAAAATAGTTAAAGAAATTATTGAAGTAAAACCAAAGAGACAAACTTTACCACCTAAGTCTAGAGGTAAAACATTTCTTACAGAGAGAAAAACCTATATTATAAACCAAGTAAAGTGGGAGGCTGCACATGACTATTGCGAAAACAGAGGATACGTCTTCAGAATCTTCACCGAAGAGCAGATTCGACCAGCTAATTACAGAACTAAAAGGAAATAAAATATCAAACTCAAGACTAAGAGAAGAAGTATTTAATATATTACTAGATGATGCCACTGAAACTCCAGAGACAGGCAAGTATTATACGTTTGAATATGACCCTAAATTTGCAGATAAATTAAAAGAATGGGATGAATATCCTATTGTTTATGCCATGGAGTATAAGAAAGATAACCTTATTGGTGCAAACATACACTATATACGTGGTACAAACTCACGATTAAAGGCACTAAATAATAAAAGGTTTCCTAAACGAACTTTACGTCAATACATACCCAAAAGAGCAGATAGCATCTTTTTTGAAATAGGCGAAGATGAAGTGCAACTATTAAGCACACTACCTATAGAAAATTTTCATTACAATAGATAATGTCCGAGAACACAGTAATTGAATATCCAACAGGTCTCTCTGCGATTCCTTTTGCTTCTTTCTTACAGATAGAGAAATTTAGTTATGAAGCTGCACAGAAATATGCTGCACAAAATTTTAATGATGCGTTAGGTTCTTTGGGTAGAAGTTCCATAGCACAAAAAATAGACTCAGCTGTAGATGGATTGGCAACGGTATATGGTTCTGGAGATACATCACAAGAGAAAGGGAAAGTAGATGTAAACCGAACACAATATACATCAGTTGCAGTAAAAAATAAGAGAGGAAGGACAGTCTCTGGTGGAAACACTGTTGATATCAATACCGCAGATGACTCTATAAGAGTCACACTAAAAGATGGGTCAACGACAACTATAGGTCAGTTAAAGCAGAAGAAACAAGAACTAATTGATAGGCAAAGTAAAGGTCTTATGGCAAGTAAATGTATGTTGCCTTTACCTAATGAGTTTCAATATAAGTATGGTGCAGATTGGAATAACGAATTTAAACTAGGTACACTGGCACTAGCAGCAGATGAAGCATATAGATTTGGTGCAATTACAGGAACTGGTGCTCTTGCGGGTGGTGGTCTACAATTTCTCACAGATAAACTTACACAAGGTAGCGGTGCAGCAAAAATTGGTGGAGTAGATCCTACCAAGATAGTTCAAGGTGCAGTAGGTGGTCTTAAAACAGCTGCTGATCCACTTAAGGTTAATAGTGAATTAAATCCTAGAAATGTTGCAGGATTAGCAGGACTAGCACCTAACGAAAACTCTATACAGTTCTTTGAAAGGATGCAAGGTAGAAACTTTAGTTTTAGATTTGAGTTAGCGTCAAGAAATAAGCAAGAGAGTAATAGAGTTATAGAGATAATAGAGTGGTTCAAACGTGGTATGCATCCTGGCTCAAAGAATGGTAAAGGTTCCGCAGTTGTTTTAACATTCCCAGATGTATTTGTACTAACTCCTAAATTTGTTCAGTGTGACGAAGAAGGCAATGCATTAGGAGATCCAATGCAACATCCAATGATGCCTAGAACAAAACTATGTGCATTGACAGGTTTAACAATAAATACTACACCGTTTGGTCAAATGCAAACAGTGTTTGATGGAACTATTCCTATTGTTACTATGGAACTAATGTTCAAAGAAACAACAAAACTTACACGTGTGGATATGGAAGGTTCATCTTTTGCTAAGAAGGATAATCCTGTTCAACTTAATAGTGGAGTATTTTCCAGAGATACAGGACAAGATAACAAACCAGAGGTTTCATTCTAATGTTAAACAGATTACCAGAATTATTATACAACTTCTCGTCAAAACCTCTTGACCCAGATTTTTTAGTGGTCAAAAATATATGGAGACGTGCTCAAGTTCTTACTGAATACAAAGCACAGGTAACTTTATTTACGGAAATTACTATAGGTGATGGAGAGAGACCAGAAGATATAGCAACAAGATATTATGGAAATCCGTTTTATAACTGGACAATATTAGTTGTAAATGATATAACCGATTACTATGCACAATGGCCTAAGTCTGTATCACAACTACAAGAATTTATTGATACAAAATATACTAATGGACAAGCAACTAAACATCATGTAACTACAGAGATAAAAGATGCTAACAATAATATAATTGTACCTGCGGGTAAGGTTGTTGCATCTAATTTTTCAGTTGCATATTATAATGGATCTACTACAGTTACTGCTAATCCTACAGCATCAGTAACTAACGCACAATATGAAACAGAATTAAATAGTAAAAAACAAGCAATACAAATCGTAAAACCAAATCTAATAGAAGATTTTGTAGAAGTATATAACCAAATTCTTAATAAAGGAAAAATAACTACTGCAGCAACGTCAGCATCAGATATAACAATGTAATAAAAAAGACCCCCGAAGGAGTCTGTAAGTTCCGATAGTAGAGACCGCACGAAAGGTCTCTTTTTTATTTAGTCATCTTTTGCAAGTTGTGCAAAGTATGACAATGTATCAGTTGAATCATTTACTGATGCAGGAGCAGAAGCAACAGGTGCGGGTGTAGATTCTACATCTTCACCGAATGTTTCTTCGTCAACTGGTTTCGAGTAATTACCTTTTAAAGTGCTCTCAAGTCTAAACTTAAGATCTTCATAGGACTTGAACTGATCATCAGCAGTAAATGCTGCTAGACTATGTTCTTCTTTCCATAATGCTTCCAACTCTTTATCGTTGAAACCACCTAGTACAGATGTTTCTGCAAACTCAGACTTGTCATAGTTCCAGAATCCTGCGACTCTAGTAATCTTTAACTTAAAGTCTGCACCTTTCCAGAAATCAAATGGATTTACTGGTGTCTCATCTTCAAATGCGGGTTGCATTGACTCCATAATCTTATCAAAGATCTTCTTACCATATCTGTATAAGAATACTCTACCTTCATTAGAAGGATTTGCACTATCTTTAACAACGTAGATGTTGCTGTAATAGTTTAACTTACGCTTTTGTTTGCGTGCCTGATCTCTCTGTGGAGATCCCTCTGCTCCTGCGTTCCATAGTTCTCTGTTGAGATCGGAAACAGGATCTTTCTTACCTAAAGTTGTAAGGGAGTTTTCAATGTACCATCCACCTGGTCCTTGGAAGGCATGACTCCAAACTTGTGCCCATGGAAGGTCTTCTCCATCGGGTGCAGGGAGAAATCTGATTACAGCGTAACCATTTCCT